CTATTGGTTCAGATACATTAAGCCTCCTTAGTAATTGCATCTATAACCTTTATAGTCTTCGTAGCACCCAATAGATATTCAAACTAACGAGCATACCAGTTATATCAGTTAACTAACAATTAACATATATTAAGATTATAGGAGGGTGCATATCTAACCATCGAGCATATAATTATATTTTCAAAATTAGATTACCTGTTTATAACAAAAAGATATTTGACTTATGGTTGAATTCATCGAAGTGACATACTACACAATCCTAATCCTTGATTTACGCCTATTTCACCCTATGGGTGGTATGTTACTATAGATTTGATATTTGAGTGTCTTAGAATGGCTAATATTGAGTTTATAAATTTGTTTTAAATTCCTGTAATATACCCCCATACAATACCAAGCAATTACAAAAATAACTGCATAAAAAAAACCCATACTAAATTTAATTAATATAGGTTAAATTTATAGGTTAATTTGTTTATTAATTTTCTTTGTATGCATCAAATCCGATAACCTCAACAAATCCCATATCTAAACTATTTAAGAGTTGTTTATATATTTTAGTTCGTTTAGGATGTTTGCAGTCTCTTATACCTGCAATGTGTTTTTTTCCGCCTTCTTTAAAGTAGTAGTGAAATTGTATAGTCATATCTTAAAATGTTATTGTGTTAAATTGGTACTTGTTTTTAATGTATTCATAATATTATTGTTTTTTTTAGTTTTATGAGTTTATTTAATTAATTCTAAAAATATAATAATTTTCTTGTCCGAATACACATTCTTCTTCGCTACCATCATAACTAGAAAAAGTATGACCATATCCATCTGCAAAACAATTTTCTGCGGTTTCTTCCCAATCAATAGATAGCCAGTGTAATTCTGGAATATTATAACAATCTTCCGTAATTTGTCTAATTTTTTCTACATAAGTGCCCCATATAATGTCTTCGTGTATAAATCTATATTCGCAACCATCAATATGAGTCATAAAATCATTACAAGAATTTAATTGGTTTTCAATCTCTTCAACCTCTTCTTTGTCAATGTCTAAATATAATTGTTCTTCAATAAATTCTAAAATCTGTCTTGTTATCATTTTGTCTTTGTTTTAAGTTATTTATATTGTTTTATTATCTGTTTTACTTTCTTATCTTAAAAAGTTATAGTGTTAAACTGTTTTTTAATACAACTAATAGCTTTAAAACTTTCAAACCTATTTTTATACCTGTAAAGGTCGTTAGTTAAAACATAGCTTTGAATACGTGTTTTATTCTCGTTTAAATTGTAACAGATAAAACCTTTGTTTGTTGTTTGTAGTTTTCTACTTAAGTTGTTGTTTATTTTTAGTGTATACATAATGTTATATTTTAATAATTAGTTATTACAAATCCGCTTTTGTCTTTTCGTGCCTTGCCTTTTGCTTTTAATCCTAAAATAATGTTTTTAAATTTAATCATTTCCAAATCGCTTTTGTCACCGTCTACAACTTTAATACCTTTGTATGTTTTTGGTAAATCACTACTAAATACGGCAGCAATATTGATTCCTAAATTCATAGCTTCATTAACTTGTTTTTGGTTACTTTCACTTTTGGAAAATGTTAACGTGTAGTTTCTGTAATTTTGGTATCTTTTTGCACGCGGTAAACTTTTTGTGTAGTCGTAAAAATATACTTTATCGTAATTCAACAAATCTACATTGAAATTAAAGTGCTTATCTAATAAGTATAAAAAATCAATATCCGACGTCCCATTCAAACGAAATGCAATTTTTTCGTTTTTGTCACTGGCTTTTTTTATTTCTCGTTTTATTTCTTTTAATAGTTGAGCTAAAAATACTTTTTTATCCGATACAAAATAATTCGCTTTATTAATACGGGATTTTTGTACATTAGAAAATATACCCATACCGGCAGAATATAAACATACTTTTATACAATTTACTGAAGCATCTTTGCATAATGTAATACCTTTGTAGTTTAGGTTATGCGGTGCAAGATATAAGATAAAAGTTTTTATATTATTTTTTGCGGTTTTTGCGTTGGTACTACCTTTGGAAAGTAGATTTTTTACGGGCTTATAATGTTTTAAATTTTCCATCTTGTTTTAGTTTTTATAATATAATTTAATAAATTCCTGGTTTTTGCTTTCCACCTCTTTTATATGTTGTTTTATTATAAAAGTTAAAAAAGTATATTTTTTACCCCCATATTTTAACTGATTTCTCAGTTCTAGTAAGTTTTCAAAAGTACCATCAGTACTTAAAATTTTATTGTTTGAGATCATAATTTTATTTTTTTATAGAGTGAATAGCTTGAGCTATTTTTTTTAGTTCCTGAATTACTTTTTTTAATTTTATCATTTTATTTTAGGTTTTAAACAAATAGCTTAATTGCTATCCGAGGCAAATCTAATACAAATTAATTTAATACACAACAAAAAATCAAAAAAAATGTAAAATTAACACAAAAATAATTTTTTAGCGTTTTTTACTACTATATCAAAACTTTAAATTTGACGTATAATTTTAAAGTAATGAACGTGTACGCAACTACAATAATTTTTTTACATAAACAAATAAATTTACTATTTATTGTCAGTCTAAATAAGCTATTCAGAGGCGTTCCAAATAACAAAAATACCCCCATCATATTAAACATACCCCCTCATATTAAACATAGGGTATCATATTAAACACCCCTCCATATTAAACATACCCCATCATATTAAACATAGAATTATTTTCTACCCCATCATATTAAACAAAAAAAGGGAGACAAAATTAATTATCCCCCTTCATATTAAACATTTTATTTTATTCATCTAACCTCTCTAAGATTACATTATAAATCAATCCTATTACTACTACTATAACAAATGTTTTTATCATATCACTTCTTTTAATAAAACTTGCACAGTATAATAATCTTTATGATAATCTTTATGTGTTTCTAAAGCAATCGAGTATGCAATAGCATCTCTTTCTTCCTCAAATACTTGAACACTATCTATATCAATTCCATCTATTCCCTCTTCCTTAAATACTAAATATACTTTCATATTAAACATTTTATTATTTACTTACAATGTCCTCTAATAATTTAGAAGTTAATGAACCTCTTCTACCTATTTTATAAATAGTCTTAGGTGTCAAGATAACTACTACACCATTTTCATTTAGAAATATATCGCTATTGTCAAACCAGTTAGAGTTTTCTTTATAAAATGTAAGTGTTTTTTGTTGAGATGATGTAGCTTTCATATTTTCTGTTTTAATAATTAATAATATTCAAATGTAAAACAAATAAATGTAACTACAAAAACTTTAACATAAAATTACCTTATCACATAAACTCCAGAGTTTACTCCTTGAACTAAATACATCATACCATACCTGATAGCATCTATGAAGTGATTGAACTTATCTATTGGTGCTTCACCCTTATCTTTCCATACATAGTTGTTTAGCTCTCTTATTATACCGTGAGAACCTCTATCTACTATTATCTCATAATCTTGCATAAGAGCTATACCTGATAGTATACTACCTTTCTTCTTTACTGTAGGCTTTATATTAAGACCCAATGTTTTCATTTCTGATATTAAACGTGGTTCACTATTATCACAAATAATTAAATCCATACCACACTCTCTTTTATTTAGTGTAGCTACCTCAGATGTGTTTAGATTAGGTTTTCCGTAGATTTCCTTAACCCAAACCTTTCTTGCGTTCTTATCTACCGAAATCTTAACAAGTGTCGTTAAATCGGCTGAAAATCCAAAATCCTGCCCATAGCAAGTAAGTTCCGTAGGAATAAAGTCTCCAACTCTCCATTTTCTTATAATAGTACCTTCTGCTTTCTCAAGCCAACCTCCTAATATTTGGTGCTGATACTTATCTGGTCTCTTACGTTTCATTTCGTATATCCTACCTAAGAATGATTGAGATAAGTTCTTCTTATTATCTTTGTAAGTTGTATGTACATAAGTAACATTACCCTTAACCATATTAGAGGCTGCCAATACGTTTTCATTTTGGAAGAACCTCTGATATATCCAATGCTCTTTAGTTGTTGGATTCAATATAAGAA